TTCAATGAACCACAAATACCATTCAATACAACAGTCAAGGAATTACCCGAAATATGAGTACCTTCTGTTAAACCAATTAAATCACCATTAAACGCAATTACAGCATAAACTATATCACCAGCCATAGCTTCCATGATTTTCAAGTCATCTGCTTTATAATCACAAACCTTGGCTATATCCAATAATATTCGTAATGACGCTAATAATAATTGTGAAGGAATCTTTTGATCATACTTACCATAATCACCACCAATGATTCTATCTGTACCAAAGTGTGTTACAAATTTGTGAAATTGATCCCATTCAGGTCCATGACTATTAATACCTACAGCACACTCACTCAATAAAGGGTTCATTTGTAAAAATCGAATTAAAGGCAAATAATACTTACGAATCAAAAATGTTAAAGCTATCGGATTACTATAAAATATACGGCATTTATCTTTTGCCAAAACTTCATCCTTCTTACATGCTTTAGCTATACAGTAAGCTCTTTGACCATTCAAATAACAATCCTCACATCTATTTATTTCCTTCATTATGAGATCATTAAACTTCCATGGTTCTGAATAATCATCCGTGGGTTCCAATTTAACTATGTAATTACGCTTAGGCCCTGTTAAAGGATATCCAATAGATGTATCTAATTGAATCGCGTCAACAAATTTCTTTCCCGGTATTCCACAGCAATTTTCCAAATTTGTTAATGGACGCATATCGTTCCACATTTTCGATTTGGCCAATCTAATCAATGGCTCCTTATAATCACCAATACAAATATTAAGTAAATTATGATCATAAGGTTTAGCTGGGTTAGACAAATTAGATAAACATTCCTGCCAACCAAACCAATCAGGCTTAAATTTAGGTGGTCCCCATTTATTAGCAACGCCTGTAACTTCAGTAACTATTTCACTAATAGGTGTAACTTGTACACTTGTTACCGATGCTGCACGTCCAATACAGGATCCTAAATACTCAACCTGTGAATCATGTGGCATGTAATTGACATCTGATTTGGGATGCAATGGCTGCTCAGTTAACACATCTACAGATAATACCTGCTTCTCAAATTGTTCAGCTGAGCCAGTTATC